TTCGGTGTTCTTCGCCCACTCGGCGTCAGCCCGCTGCGGGTCGAGGGTGCCATCGGCCTCGGGCGTGATGCGCCCGCTATCAATCGCCTTCTTGACCGCCACGTGAGAGACGCCGCGATGCCGGGCGTAAGCGCGTATCGACAGACCCATGATCTACATCAAGCCCATCGCAGAGGTTCCCGAACTTCGCGATTCAGAGCTTGGCTTTCCTCCACAGAAGCGCGTTCATGCCATCACCATCAACTACATCGCAGGAGACAAACATGTACGCCGACAAACTGGACACCCTTGGCAAGAAACTGGCCGATACCGCCCTGACTCTGCTGGTACGCCTTTATCCGGAAGTGCGCACCGCGAGCACCACGGAACTCGATGCCGCCTGCGCGGCGATGCGCGCCAAGTCAAGGTCGGTGATCGACGAGTTGATCGATGACGCCAAGGACGCACCCGGGGTGGCGCACATCGCGTTTCAGACCGCAGCCCTGACGCTCGCCCACGAGGGCATCCAGACACTCAAGGCAGGACGCAAATAGATCTGCGAAGCCAGGCAGAAAGAGCTTGGCTTCCTGTTCGAACAGCGCCTGAATGCAATCGTCATCAACACCAACACAAGGAGACGACCATGACCAAGCAAGCCGCCAAAACCCTCGACCAGCAAATGCAGCAAATCGCGCTCGATCACCTGTTCATCGAAACCCTGGAAACCCGCCACAGCGACCGGATGGACTTCCACGAGGTCAGCGTCTGGGGCGTCAAGAGCGCCCTGATGGCCGCCTACGAAGCAGGCCGGCAGGCCGCGAAGCAGGGCTGAAAAAGAAGCAGAAAGCGCTTGGCTTCACTCCCCAACAGCGCGTTCATGACCACACCATCAACCACCACGAAGGAGCATCAAATGACCACCATCCAACTGACCCCGGCCCAGCACGCCATCCTCGCCTACGCCATCGAACACACCGGCGGCAAGATCGAATGGTTCCCCGACAATATCAAGGGCGGTGCCCGCACCAAGGTGCTGGAAGGCTTGTTCAACAAGGCCCTGATCACCCGCGACAGCACCGACTGGTTCGTCGCGGCCGAGGGCTACGACGCCCTGGGGCGAGCCCGGCCAACGCCGGCCACCATCCACCCAGACCCCGAGGTCGAGGCCGCCGTGTCGGCCGCAGAGGCCAACTGGGCGCAAGAAAAACAGGACGCGGCCAAGCGGCTGATCAAGGTCGGCGTCGAGGGCAAGCCCCGCACCCGCGAGAACAGCAAGCAGGCCGCCGTGATCCAGATGTTGCAGCGACCGGAGGGGGCCACCATCAACCAGATCTGCGCGGCCACCGGCTGGCAGGCGCACACGGTACGCGGCACCTTTGCCGGGGCGTTCAAGAAAAAACTCGGGCTCACCATCACCTCGGAAAAGCCCGAGGGCGGCGAGCGCATCTACCGGGTCGGTTGAATTCGAGATGGGGTGGCGGCATATCCACGCCACCCCAATGCGATCCCTGAAATAGCTTGGCTTCCAGATTGAACAGCGCGTTCATACGACTGTCATCAACGCAACCAGGAGCAACGACCATGAACACCGAAACCACCTGCCAAACCAGCCCACTCCGGGTTCGCTTTACGCGCAAGCCCGTCGACCTGCAGGAGGTGCTGGCGGCCACGCCCTACGACGAACGCCCCGAGCCGGTGGTGATCAGCGAAACCCGCGAATTGACCACCGCCGAGTACGATGTCTTCGCAAACACGCTGCTGCAGGATCGCGACTGGCTGGCCGGCAAGGGCGGGTACCCCGACCAAGCCACTCGGCACGTCGTCGAAGTCAAGTCCGAGAATCGCAAGACCTTGTACGTTGACCCCTCGGGCAGCGCCTACGGACGTTACGTCGGCGTTGCCGTAGAAGCCTGAAAAATGATTCAGAAAGCGCTTGGCTTCTCAATCGAACAGCGCGTTCATACGGGTGTCGCAACGATCAACCCGAAGGAGAAAACGATGACCACCACCACACAAATCCCCGCCACCCAGAACGAAGCCTGGGGCTTTTGGGGCACGATGAACAACGACGCCCAAACCGCCTGGCCGATCGCGATGACCGCGATCTCGGATGCCACCTGCCAGCCCCTCGAATCGGTCAGGCTGTTCCTCGACAGCCGTTACGGACGCCACTTTGCAGATGATGTCATCAACGAGATGCTGCGGGGCCAGACGATCCAGCAGGCCATCGACGCCGCCGTCACGCGCTGGATGGGCTGGACGATTGGCCGCCAGACCAGCAAGCAGTACGGCATCCCCAAGGGCCTGCCTTACCTCACCGGGTTCGTGATTCACTGCGAAGTGACCGACGAGTCCTTCGAAGCCGAAGCAGCGTAAGGAGATCACCATGGCCGCCGTCGTCACCACCCCGCAACTCGAAGCCAACTACGACAAGTTCATCGCCGAACTGACCCAACTCACCCGCAAATATGGCGTGGCGATCCAGTCAGTCGGCGGCGTCATCCTTGCCGACCAACCCGGCGAGTTCCACGATGTCAGCTACATCGCCGACATCACCAGCGGCGACCTCCTGCCGGAGTTCCCCGCCGTCTGACAGTGCGTCGAACACCACGCCATCCGACTGCCGGATGGCCTGCGCCCCGGCATAGTCCTGCCAGCGGCGCACGATCACATCAACGTACTTCGGATCCAGCTCGATCAACCGCGCCTTGCGGCCTGACTTGTGCGCCGCGATCATCGTGGTGCCTGAGCCACCGAACGGATCCATCACTACATCCCCCGGGCGGCTGGAATTCCGAATCGCCCGTTCCACCAGCTCCACGGGTTTCATGGTCGGGTGCAGATCGTTCTTTTGCGGCTTCTTGATCTGCCAGACGTCGCCCTGGTCGCGATCGCCGCACCAGTGACGATCGGCACCCTCTGGCCAGCCGTACAGGATCGGCTCGTACTGGCGCTGGTAGTCGGCCCGCCCCAGGGTAAAAGTGTTCTTGGCCCAGATGACGAAGGTCGACCAGTGCCCACCGGCCGCACGGAATGCTGCCTGTAGGCGGTCGAGTTCGCTCGACGACATAGCGACGTAGATACCGCCCTGGCAATGCGCCACGGTGGGCGTCATTGCGGCCAGCAGGAAATCATAGAACCCGTCGCCAAGGTTGTCGTTGAGGATTGCGCGATCCTTGCCGCGCATCTTGTCCTTGGCCGAGTTGGCGTAGTTGACGTTGTAGGGCGGGTCGGTGAAAACCATGCTCGCCAATTCGGCGCCCAGCACAGTGGCGTAGGCATCGGCGTCGGTGGCATCGCCGCAGATCACCCGATGCTCGCCACAAATCCAGACGTCGCCCGGACGCGAAACGACGGTGCCCGAACCCTCCGGAACCGCATCCTCATCGGTATCGCCCTCAGTGGTCGTTTCCTCGCCGGCCAGCAGATCGGCCAGGGCATCGGCATCGAAGCCGGTCAGGGCCAGGTCGAAGTTCTCGTCCTGCAATGCCGCCAGTTCCACCTGCAGCATGCCCTCGTCCCAGCCCGCGTTCTCGGCGATACGGTTGTCCGCGATCACCAATGCCCGGCGCTGGTTGGGTGTTAGATGGTCAAGCACCACGACCGGTACCATGGCCAATCCGAGCTTCTGCGCTGCAGCCAAGCGACCGTGGCCCGCCACGATGACGCCATCGCTCCCGGCCAGGATCGGATTGGTGAAACCGAACTCGGCGATCGAGGCAGCGATCTGGGCGACCTGGGCATCCGAGTGCGTGCGCGAGTTGCGGGCATACGGCACCAGCTTGGCCGTGGGCCATTGCTCGATCTTGTCGGCGAGCCAGGAGATGGTCATGCCGCACCTCCCAGACGCTCACGGGACACTGCATCAAAGGTCTGTCCCGTCGCTGCCAGCGTGACCGGCACCTCGGGAAAGTTCTGCTGAAAACGCTTCACGGCAACATCGACGTACTCCGGCGCGATCTCGGTGGCGCGCACCTTTCTGCCGATCCGTTCGGCGGCCAGCAGGGTCGTGCCCGAGCCGCAGAACGGCTCGAAGACGATTTCGCTGGCATTGGTGTAGGACTCCAGGACAAACTGGGGCAGTGCCACCGGGAACACGGCCGGGTGATCGATGTCCTGTCCGATCTTGCCCTTGTGACGCATGATGCGGATCACGGAATCGGGAATCTTGGTCTCCTGCGTGACCTGGCCGACATGGTTCCAGGCGGTCTTGCTGCCATCCTTGTTGCGCATGCCGCCGGCACTGGTGCCGTCGCCCCGCAAATGGGTGTCGCGCCCGGCGTAGATGCAGGGCACGAACTTGTTCGGACGCCGGGCTTCTGAATCCTTCCGGTTGAAGTGGAAGACGAATTCGAACGAAGGTGCCAGCCGGCCATTCCAGTCACCGGGCAATCCCGGCCCCTGGTCCCATACATACCAGGCGAAGCGCCGCCAACCCTGGGTGCGCATCCAGTCGAGCCAGCCGTCCCAGTAGGGAATGACTTCCTGCTCGCGGTGGATCAATCCGAGATTGACCAGCACCTGGCCGTTCGCGGCCATGGGCAGGTTGGCGAAAACGCCCCGCATCAGGGCATCCCAATCAATGATGGTGTTCGTGTAATCCCGCTGGTTACCGTAGGGCGGCGAGGTAAAGCACAGGGCGGCCTGCTCGCCGGCCATCAGCGTTCGGACAACGACCGGGTCCGTGGCATCGCCGCAGATGACGCGATGCGCGCCGATCTGCCAGACTTCGCCGGGCCGCGAGACAGGGTTCGATGGCGCCTCGGGCACCTCGTCGGCCGCATCATCCTCGGGCTCATCTGGTGACTCGTCCTGCAGCGCCTGCTCGGCACCAACCAGCAGTTCCTCGATCTCCTCATTGGAAAAGCCGGTCATGGTCAGGTCGTAACCCGCCTCCGACAACTCGGCCAGTTCCAGTGAGAGCAGTTCCTCGTCCCACCCCGCATCCAGTGCCAGGCGGTTGTCGGCGATCACGTAGGCCCGCTTCTGCGCCGGGGTGAGGTGGCCGAGTTCAATGACCGGCACTTCGAGCAGATCCAGCTTGCGCGCTGCTGCCAGACGCCCGTGGCCAGCAATAATGCCGTTGCTGCCATCGACGAGGATGGGCTGTGTCCAGCCGAACTCGACGATGCTGGAGGCCAGCTTGGCGATCTGCGCCTCGGAATGCGTGCGCGGATTGCGGGCGAAAGGGATCAACGTCTCGATCTTGCGATACTCGACGCGCAGTTGTTCGGTCATTGGAATGCAAAAACCCGCCACGAGGGGCGGGTCATCAAAGGGTGGTAACTCGGTTCAGGTGGTAACCGGGGTGGTAACTGGTAACCCTGGTAACCTCGTTTCTGGATCGGACGCTAGCGAAATGCCGCGCTCGCGCCCCCCGCATGGGATTTTGGACAGGAAGGACCCATCGAACTTTCTGACCGGAAGCGATGCAGGCGTCACACCCGCACCGCTCGCCAGATCATAGCTGTCATCCTATCAAAATCCGGCCTTTGTGTTGCATGCCGAATTCATCGCAAAACGCCCAAGAGCCAGAATCCAAGGACATTCACGGCATGCATTGCTCTACTTGACTCTCTAGTTTGGAAGGATGCCCGGCTGCTCCGATCTGGTGGCCGTTCAGATGATCGACAACGATCTGCAATGCCTTCTGCCACCGCCGCCAGGCCGTCGTGCGATCGCGCCCGATGCGGCGACAGATGAACTTCCACTCGTAGTGCTTGGCGCGCATCCAGACCAGATGCCGTTGTTCAACCTCGAGCCACTGCATCCAACGCATCGTCTCCAGCATCCGTTCAATGGCCTCGGGAGTCGGCGGGAGTGGCCGGTACTCGTACTCCTTGTCGTCGAAGCCTTCCCACCCATCGCGCACGAAGGCAGGCCATACGTTGAAGTAGCCCTGCACCCTGACCCGGGGGAGTCGCCGTCCCGTCTCGGCAGCCTCGGCAAACCGAGCCGCCACGTCGTCCATCGTCCACTCAGCCATGGCGTTTCCCTCCGTACAGGCGCTCTCCGAGTCGCCGCACGAACTCGCGCTCGACGAAATCCAACCGCTTGTCCTCTTCGGACACCACGAGGATGTGCTGGTCGCGCCAGCCTTTGCGCTTGATGTCTTCCGGATCATCGCGATCGTCACGCCGCCCCAGGGGGCATCGGTACTGGTAGGAGGGAATCTTCATTCGAATACCTCATCAACTTTGTCATAGGATCGATCAAGCTCCTCCAAGGCATTCGCCAGCACCTCTCTCAAGCCAGCCGTAGCCTCCAGATATGCGTAGTACCGTGCGCGATTTGCACGGACTGCATCCCTGTATCGGGGAAAGTCCGATTTGCGAAAGGGGATCGAATATTTGACCTTTCGCAGAATGAGGTCGGCTGCGTGGTTGGTCAGACGAGTTTCCTCAAGCACATGGCGAACTTTGCGTGCGACGCACAAACGTTCCACCAGTTCGTCGGGATCGAACTCTTCAACGTATCGCCGAACCTCCATCCATTTGTCCCAATGGCTTTTCGCAATGAAGTCGTTGGATGTCATGCCGAAACCTCTTCCTGATGAATGGCCCAGTGCAGCAGCGCCAATGCATCGGCCTCGTTGTCGTCGACAGGCTGGTGGCCACGCGCCCGGACGGATGCCACCATCTCGTCCTTGCTCGCATTGCCCTTGCCGGTCGCGTGTTTCTTGATCGTGCCGACCGGCACGCCCTGGTACGGGATCTGGTGGTGTTCGCACCACGCCGTGAGCGTGGCCAGGAACCCGCCGTAGGCGTGGGCCGCGTCGGTCGAGACATGGCGGCGCACTTCCTCAAAGTGCAGGCAGCCGATGCCGTCGCAGGATTGCTTGATCTCGGTCAGCCAGCGCTTGAATCGCAGAAAGCGCATGCCGCCGCCTTCGAAGCGCTGCGGCCGGAAGCTCTCGGATCCGCTCGTGATGTGGCCGTCACTGCCGCGCAGCGCCCAGCCGGTGGTGGTGCCCAGATCGAGGGCGAGGATGGTCGTGGTCATGGTGTCAGTCCTTGTTCGTGATTGGCCTGACGCTTCCGACGGATCATGTCGTAACTTCCCGTGACGCGCGCACGCGCACACGCGTATAGAGAGTTACGATGTAGAGCGTCGGAAGCGTCAGCCCGGTGTGTCGTCATGGGGTTCAGTTGTCGGCATAAGGGGTGTAGGCGGGCTTGGGCGGATCCTTGAGACCCACGCCCCGAAAACCGCGCACACCCACGCTGTTGCGCCACTTCTCCAGCCCGCGCGTGATCAAGAGATCCGAGAAGCGCCGCTGCGAGCCGACGAACTCACCGGCACTGTCGGCCCACTGTTTCCAGTCGTTGAAAAGTTCGGCGGTCAGCGACTTGGCGTTGGCCTCGCGCACGCAGCGCTCATCGAGCCAGCGACCCAGTGCATCCTCGGCTTCGAAATACTCCTCGGTGGCTTCCACCACACGCCGGGGCGGATCGAGTCGTCCGTGACGCTGCCAGTCGAGACAGCCTTGCACCGCCCAAGCCAGGATGCCGTCACGCTCGGCGAGCAATTTCTGCTGGAGATGCTTGTCGCGGCGCTCGGGCGGCACGGTGATCGTGAACGGGATCAGGTGCAACCGCCGCTTCATCGCCTCGTCGATGTTGCGGATCGCCGGCTTGTGGTTGCCGGCCACGAACAACTTGAACTGCGGGAAGAACTCGAAGAAGTCCTGGCGCATGAAGCGCGCGGAGATCTTGTCGCCCCCGGTCAGGTTCTTGAGCTTCGATTCCGCCCAGCGGCGTCCCTGCTCGGTTTCGATGGCCGCCACAAAGCGCGCACCGCGCAGCCCGGCCATGTCGGTCGGATGCCGGTCGGTGCGCGTTTCCATGAAGGTGTCCATGGGCGCGTTGGTCGCGTAGTCGCCAAGAATCGTGGCCAGGGTATTCACGAACACCGACTTGCCGTTGGCGCCCGTGCCGTACAGGAAGAACAGGGCATGCTCCTGCGTCGATCCGGTCAGCGCGTAGCCCACCATCCGCTGCAGGTAAGCCTGCAACTCCACGTCACCGCCTGTGACCTCATCGAGGAAGCGTCGCCAGGTCGGGCAATCACCTCCCGGTGTGGCCGTGGTGATTTTCGTCATCCGGTCGGAACGGTCATGTGGACGCTGCCGGCCGGTTTTCAGATCGACCACGCCGCCCGGAGTGTTGAGCAGCCACGGATCGGCATCCCACTCCTCAGTGGTGGCGGCATGCCTGCGATCCGCCCTGGCCAGCCGTTCCACACCGCCGACTGTGCTCGAGCTGGCGAGCTTGGCCGCCACCTTAGGATTCTCGGCGCGAACGGCGGCGTGTCGGCAAACGCTGCGGATCAGATCGGTAGCAGCGAGGGTGTCTTCGGTGCGCCAGCGATTGCCGTCCCACACCAGCCAGCGCCCCCAGCCTGCAACGTAGCGCCAATCGCGGTGGTAGCGCCGGGTAAAGGCCAGCGCGAGCGCATCCTCGGTGCCCCACACCGATTCGTCGCTACTGACGACCGGCTCAGCCTCATCGGCCACGTCATGCATCTGCAATCGCGGGCCATGGGCAAGGAAGGCCGCCACGTCAAAACCCTCGGCAATGGCATCGGCCGCATCCCAGCCGTCCGCCGCCTCCTCAGGCGGGTATAGGATGAAGCAGGACTTGGCTCCGGCCGACAGGATGGTCTGTGCCGCCTGCGTCGCGTACTCCCAGCCCGGCTTGTCGCGGTCGGGCCAGATCAGCACGGATTTACCTGCCAGCGGCGACCAGTCGGTCTTCTCCACCGGAGCGTTCGCGCCGTGCATTGCAGTGGTCGCCACGATGCCGGCATCGATCAAGGCCTGCGCGCACTTCTCGCCCTCGACCAGCACGACCTGCGCGGCATCTTTCATCCCCGGCTGGTTGTAGAGCGGGCGCGGATCGGGCGGTGCCATCTTGCGTCGCTTGGCATCCCACGGCCGGAACTGCTTCTTTTGTCCGGGCGGGTCATAGCGGTAGACGACCGCGATCAGCTTGCCACCGGCGTCGTGGTAATCCCACTTGGCCGTGGCCGGGCCCAGATCATCGACCGGGGCTTCCTTCTTGGCTTTGCGTGTCAGCGCTGACCTGGCCCGTCCAAGCAAGTCGGTGGATTGCTCCAGCACCCGATGGAAGTCGGCATGGACATCGATGCCGAAATGCCCGCCGATCAGCGTGAAGATGTCGCCGCCGTCACCGGTAGCGCGATCCGTCCATAGCCCCGCCTTCTCGCCATCGAGTACCACCTCGAGGCTGTCGCCCGGACTACCCAGTGCATCGCCGATGAGGAATTTCCCCTTGCGCTTTTTGCCTGCCGGGAACAGCGTGGCCAGAACCGAATCCAGCCGGGCAATCAAGTCGGAACGGATGGATTCGCGCTCCACCTCGCGGCCGCCGGACTCCGCAATGGGGGTATCGTTGAAGTCGATCATGGGGCCTCCACGACAATATCCATCAGTGCCGTCTGGCGCGCAGGAGCACGCAGCTTGCGCAGCGCCTTGGCCTCAACCTGCCTGACACGCTCGCGGGTGTATCCCATGGGCTTCGCTATATCCTCGAGGGTCATCGGCTCACCGTCGATGCCATAGCGCAACCTCAGCACCTCAGCCTCACGTGGCGTGAGCGTATCAAGCAGGGCGTCGACCGCCTGGGCCGCCTGTTGCTTCTCCAGCAAACTGAGCGGGTCGGCGCAGTCCGAAGGACTGGCGAGCAATTCGTGAACGCTGGCTGCTGAAAGCTCGATTTCGGCAGCGTTCGTGACCAGCGGGTAACGCTGATCCTCCGACCACAACTCGTCCGGCAGACGGTTGAGGAATACGCAGAGCATCTCTGCGCAGGGTCTGAGATCCCCGTTCTCGTCAAACGGTGTGCGCTTGAGGTTGAGGTAGGGCAAGAGGTGGCCCGTGTAACTGATGCCGACCTCGCGCGCAAAAATCTGGCCCGCCTGGTGGCCTGCCCTCTCGATGGCGCGCAACAGGCGAGCGTTTCTGACCTTGATCTGAACGCGGTAGTCAGTCATCACTGCCCTCCGTACCGAGCTTGCCGGCTTGGCATACCCTTCCGTTCTGTCGATACCAGACCTCCAGTTCTGATAGTCGGAAGCGAACCATGCGCGACAACAGGTAGTGAGGGATGCGCTTTGCGGCACGCATCTGCGGATCGGCGAACCAGTAATAGGGCAGCCGGAGTGCGAAGCTGGCCTGTCGGGCATCGATCATCGGTTCTTCTTCGATGGGTGTTTCTTGGGATTGGGTGTATTCGTTCATGTCTTGCTCCAGCAGCGGTCTTGCCATGCGCACATCCGACATTCGAAGCGGGTCGAGTCATGGACGGCGCGCGGCAGGAGTTCTCCCGCCTCGGTCGCCGTGATGACCTTCACCGCCCGATCCGACATGCGCTGCGCCAGGGCCGCATCAAAGGGCACGAGCTCGGTGTAGATCTCCATCGTGTCGGCATTGAGGGCCGTGAAGATCGCCGGGTGCTCGGTGAGTTCGAGATAGGCTTGGTAGATCGCCACTTGCGCGGCATAGACGGGCTTGGCGACAGCCAGACCGCTTTTCTCCAGCTCGCGCCAGGACTTGTTGCCCAGGCATTTGCATTCCCATAGTGCCGGATAGGCGAAGCCCTCCGGGCCACTGACGATGACGCCGTCGATATGGCCCTGCAGGCGGCCCTCGGCCACGGAGAAGCCGAACTGCTCGCCGTCGGCCTTGCGGGTGCGCAGATCGAAACCCGCGTCCCGCAGCCACGCAACCATGCAGTCCTCCATGACGTGGCCGCGCTCGAAGATGCGCAGCATCCGCCCGGGGATCTCACGCCCATGGTCAACGGGCGCCTTGGCGTACTCGAACTGCAGCGCACGCTCGCAGGCCACGCCCAGACGCGATGCACCAAGGTACTGGCGCTCAGACTGGCTGGCACGCGCCTGCTGCATCCCGGCATCGACCAGGGCGATGATCTGCCCGGAGATGCTCGAAGAGGAGTTGAAGTCCATCATGGCTTCCCTCCCTTCGGCTCTTCCCACGGCAGGTCATCCTTCAGATCGGCAAACGGATCACGAACAACCTCGGCCACCGGCACGCCGCGCAGCGGCGGCGTGCTTTCCCGTTCGTGATGCTCGGTCAGCGCCTCGGTGTAGCGCGTGACGATGGCATCGATCACCGCCATCGCCTCCGCTTCCGAATACGTCCCGAGCGGTTTGTCGAAGCCGATGTGCCCGGCCGCCGCGCCGAAGGCCTTGAGGCAATCGCGCATCGCCGCGATTTCGATATCGATCGCATCAACCATGTGCGCCTCCCCGCGCTCCTCGGCCGCCAGTCGCCGACCGTAGAGCGTGTGGAAGATGTCCTGGCAGCGACGGCTGCAGAACACCCAGTCGAGGGGATAGCGCCGAGGGTCGGCGATCTTGAAGCGGCCGTCGGAATGGCCGAACCCTCGCGCCTGCCGTTTGCATACCCAGCATTTGCCGCTCATGCATGGCAGCCTCCCGGCTGCGCGCCCTGCCTGGCACGGACGACGTGCTCGGTACAGCAGGCGTCGAGCTCCACATAGTTGTTGCGAATGGCGGTCGTCCCGATGCGCACACCCCTCGGATGGCGGCAGCGGGCGATGCGCAGCCCACCGATGTCGCTGGCGCTCGACCGGTCGAGATGGCAGCAATTGCCGCAGCGTTTTCCTGTCATGACCGGCCTCCTCACTGCGCCCAAGCGGGCTTGCCAGGAACGGGCGGACGCTGCGTGGTCGCCTGTTGAGGTGCCGCCGTCGCGGGTGCTCCGGAATTACCGCCGCCGGCCGACGCCTTCGTGGCTGTGCCCATCAGAGCCGCGTAGTCCTTGTGGTCGGGCTCGACGACGAGCTTCACCACGTTGCGGTCCTCGCCCTTGGCATCCTTCTCGACGTCGACGCGGGCCAGGAACTCGATGCCATCCAGTTCGTGGAAGCCCTGGATGCGGCGAGCGGACGCAGCCTGGGGGGAGTTGTCCTGGGGATGGACGTTGCGAGCCGAATTGAGGATGCCCCGGATCATGCTGCGCCCCATCTGGCCCCAGGTCGGCCCCTTCCGGGACTGCAGGCCGATGTTCGACCACATCTTGCGTTTGGCGAACGGCCCATCCAGCACGACGAACTCGCAGGCGAGGTAGACGCTGCCGGTATCAAAGCTCTCGGTGGCGTAGCCCCCGGTCCAGCCCTGCGCCGGATCGTCATGGCCGCCCGGCTTGATGGTCATGCGCACCTTGACGGTGGTGCCCTTCGGGATGAGATCGAAGCCCTGCTGTTGTTCGGCGTCGTTGAAATCGGTCCAGGTGTTCATTACGTGTCCTTTCAGTGATGGATGGCGGCGTTGTCGCCAGCGCATTTGCGGATGAGCTTCAAAAGGTTCGGCTCCTCGACGAGGTCGAGTCGGCCGGAGCGGTCTTTGGCGGGATATCCCCAGGGATTGAGCGTCTGGCAGACGAAGGCGCGGTAAAGCTCTCCCTCGTCGGTCTTGAGTTCGGCCAGCGTCACGACTTCATCGACGATGCCGGGCAGTTCCAGCGCGGTCTTCGAGCCCTCGATCTGCGGCACGAAGACCCTGCGGTTGAAATCGTCCAGGCGCTCGTCGAGGATGGCGACGAAGATGACGTTCTTGTCCCGCGCGTGCTGCAGATGGGTCAGTGCGGCGATCATCTCGGTGCCGAGCAGCCCGTAGGCGCCCCGGGTGTCGGGCTTGCCGGTGCGGTCGGAGAAGGCCTGCGGCTGCGCCTTGGCCCAGGTCAGGCACAAGCGCGAGAGCACGGTGATCGAGTCGACGAAGTAGGTGTCGTACTTCGCCAGCCGGGCCGGGTCGCCGTAGCCTTCGCAGACGTGCCGGTAATGCGCATCGGAGAACGGCGCATCGGGCGGCAGTGCCGGATTCGGGCCGGCGAGGAAGACCACCAGGTCGCGGAACTCGGGCCAAGTGGCAGGCCGCACGCAGTCGCCACGCCAGGCCTTGACGGCAAGATCGCCGGCCCCGAGATCGACAAACAGCGTCGACGCCTCGGGCAGGGTGCGTAGCTGGCTGGTCTTGCCGATACCACTCTTGCCGAGCAGCGTCAGCTTGGCTCCGCTCTTTTCCGCGAACCGTTCGTCGGCAGTAATGATGCGAAGAGGCTTGTCCATCACGCTGCCTCCCGGATCTGCTCGGCGACGGCGGGATTCCAGAGAATCTGGTAGCCGGAGTGGCCGTTGCGCGAGTACGGCATGGCCTCGGCCCAGTCCTCGCCAGCCTCGGTCAGTTCCCACTCGTCACGATCGTTGCGAAACTGCAGGCCCTGGTCTGCCAAGAGCCGGTTGGTACCCTTTGCGGAACGGCCCAGCAACTTGCCGAGTTGGGTGGCATTGAGCGAGCAGATCGGATCTGCGGCGGCAGGCAGAGTGCGACGCAACGTCTCGACGGTGAGGCCGGTGTTTTCCTGGATGCAGGTCAGCGTCGCGGCCATCGCTATGCCGGACTTCACACCGGGCACCTTGGCGACTGCTTCGCCGATCAGCAGGATGGCGCTCACCCTATCCTGTGTTGGCGCAGACAATGCCGGCTGTGTGTTGGCGACGGTGTAACCACCGGTCTTGCGGATCGCGGGCAATACTTCGCTGGTGACCCAGCGTTTGAAGCGCTTGGCAGCCTCCTTGGTGCTGCCGAGGATCAGGGCGTAGAGCCCCGATTCGTTGATGAAGTTGGCGCGCTGCGGGCGGCCGAGCGAATCGATGACCTCACGTTTCGTTAGGTCATCGGCATCAACGTGATCGGCAACGGCCTTGTGCGGGTTGGCGAACTCCAGCGCCGAGCACACATCATTGGCGTTGAACCACGGCAGACCCAGATCGTCGACCTGGACGCGCACGGCGTGCGCGTCGAACTGGAAGGGAATGATTGCGCTCATGGTCACTCCCCCGAGTCAATGGAAAGGGTGAAAGACGGCTTGCCGGCATCCACAGTGCGGGCAGCGGCGAATTGCTGTTGCAGCGCCGGTGGCCAGTTCGTGTAGCGGGATTCGGGAACCGAGAACTTGATGTCGAAGTAGTGCTCGACCTTGTCGCCGGAGGCCACGATGCGCGCAGCAAGCTCGCGTGCCATGTCCTGATTCCAGGACGTCTTCTTTGGCAGTTCAAACTTGATGCGCAGCACGCCATCACTGATGTGGGCGGTACCGAAATCGCGCCCGGACTCGCGCAGCGCAGCACGGGCCTGCTCGCCGTAGCACTGATCCAGTGCCGCTTCGAACTTGGTCCGGGCCTTTTTGAGCCAGTCGATGGCGGCATCGAGGTTCTTGTCGATCTCGTGCTTCTGGGCGGCCGGCAGTGCGGCTAATTGGCTGACGGACATCTCGGCGATGTCGGCGGGGAAGATGGTCAGATCGCTCATGGCCACCCCCTTACTGATACGCACGAACCGAAGTCGAATAACGCGATACGCGTCGTTCGAAAGCTTCGATGTCAGCCAGGGCATAGGAGACCCGTGCCCCGAGTTTCATGAATGGGCATCCAAGGGCTTCCTGACGCCAACGACGCAGGGTCTTGACCGAGACTCTCCAGCGCTCTGCGAGCTCGTACTCGTTGAGCGCCAGACGTTTCACGCCGGCCGTGGGGTCCGAGCGGCCAATCCGCCCGGTTGTTGCTGAAGGGTGTTGCGTTTGCATTTCGATGTGCCTCCTGTTCAAAAAGGGCACATCGCAGTTTCCGCACGGATTTATGGGGAGTGTGCGGGGACGTCTATGGGAGATTTATGGGGTTCGCCGCAGGCGGTATTTCCCGTGATCGATCAGATCGAAAACGTCCTCTCGTTCCATATCCTTGCAGTCTTTGAATGCATCGTCGAAGGATTGATACGAGGAGTGGGCGGCGATCTTGATCTCCGCCCAGGTCACGATTGGTGAGGGATAGCCGTCCGTACCCCAGGATGCCTTGACGATCCTTGCCCGCGCGGGTGACAAGCGAACAGTTGTCTCGAAATGGGGGAGCAGAAGGTCTTGGCCATCAAGGTATTGCGTCCGCTGATCGGATGCACTCGGAGGCGTCAGGCTGCGTAGTACCCTGACGAAAGCTGCCGAATCAAATTGGCCATTCCCTTCCGGTGGGCCGATGAACTCTGAGAACGCCCGCGCCTCATGGACGCCGGGAAGCGGAAGGGATGACCGCTCGCGCATCAGAACAATGCCGCGTCGCCCCCAGGCGGGGTCGGCGAGAACAGACGACAGGGCTTCGGGCGAGACGCTTTCCAAGCGTCTCGCGATCAACACCGGCGCAGGCTCGGTGGACTTGCCGACACGAAAATCACCAAGGTGCCAGAGGTGGTGGGGGATGCGGGCCAGCCCCGTTGTGCCCGATGTTTCCAGGCCGATCCAGTCACCCAGATCGTGCAACCAGGCTTCGACGCAAAAGTCATGCAGCGCAATTTCCGCAAGCGGTCGCGTCAGGATGCGCGAATGCCACTGAGGACTGCGATAGCGGTACACCCCGGCATCCTCGTTGATCTCGACGTCGACCTCGATCTCGCCGTCCAGAAAGGAAATCATCTGGCGCGTGAGGTAGGTATGTGCCGGGCGTAGCCAGCGACGCTGCACGAAATCACCTGCGCACCTCCCCATCCGGAAGGCGCAGACAGGCTTCGTCAGGTCGCTGGCTTGCTCCAGTGCTGCCAGAAATGCGAGGTACGCGGCACCCGTACTCGACATCAGAACTTGACAACCATGCCGAGTTTCTCCAATTGGGCCATAACCAGCTTGCGATCGTCCTCGGTCTTGCTGCGGTCATTGAAGCCGTTGGGCGCGGTGACCTGGACGGCCACCTTGTGTGCCTTGCGATGCCGCTGCTTGGCCATGCGCATCACCAGCTTGATCTGCGCCGGCACATAGACGGACAGATCGGGGTTTCGATAATCCTGGCGAGCCACCTCGTAAATGTTCCGGTCATCGCGACGGTCGGGCTGAATGGTCATCATGCTTTTCAATTCCTGGACGATCTCACGATCCCCCGCCTCGTCGTGGGTTTTGCGAAGCGAAGGGCAGGCCACCTTGAAGTGCTGAATGTCGATACGCTCGATGCCCTCGATCCGCTCGCTGACGAGCTTGGCAAGAACGGTCGGCGAGACGAATGCCGAGAGATCGAATTCCAGCATCGGCATGTCCTCGATCGCGCCGTCGGCTGCGAGTACGACATCACGAAAGATCGCGGCCAGGTCGCGCCGAATTTCACGGTCATCGCTGAATACGCTCAACGCCCCGGTGGCCGGTTCGCGCGAAAACCGGATCGAAAGCGCGGCCAGGTCATCATGAGAAACCTCCTCCCCATGCTCCACCTTCGGGTAATGGACTTCGGCACCATTGAAGGTGACGGTCAGGGTATCCAGCACCTCCTTCGCCGGATCCTCGTCATCGCCCTCTTCGTGCCTGTGCGCATGCCCCAGGTCGCGGCGGCTGAACTGCTCGATGATGACGTCGTCACGGGGCGCGTTCGGATAGAGGAGGAGAATTCTCTCCTTGATGCGCTCCTGCATTGCGTCATCCAGTTTCGGCGTCGGGCCCAGCGGGCCACGGTAATGACTGGAATACGCTTCACTCCTCCATTGCCGGTTCATCACCTGGACCCGCTCGGCGTGGTCGAAGCGCCTGCCACCCGGACGATGCTTCTCCGGGTATTCCTGTTCGAGATACAGATAGAGCGCACGGCCATGGGGGTCGCAGGGGCGGCCGAGCACCGCTGCATCGGCCTCGTTACCCTCATCGAACAAGGACAGCACGGCTTGCTTGCCATACTCGTCGCCGAGGATTTCGATGCGTTCGGCGATCCGCTCCAACCGTTGCCGCGTCACCGGTGATGCTTCGCCCACCAGCGGGTACAGGGACTTTCGCACGGTCGGGGGCAGGACGCCTTTGGCCTTCTCCATTTTCTCGGCGAGTTTCTCCGGCATATGAACCCCCTCATTTCTGAGCAGCCGGCGAAGCATGGGGATGTTCTTGATCTTGCGCACCAGCCAGACGAAATGCTCCATGTCCGGCAACAGATCGGGGCCGTGGTCGGCCGATGCCTGCTTTACACCGTCCTCGGATGTGATGGCAGTCGCCCCCGAATCGGCCTTCGGGCTTTCTTGCGTTTCTTGTTGCTGTTCGGTTACCGCCACCATTACATCTCCTTCATAGTTGCGCGTTGCGCGAACGCGCAACGTTACTGCTCAAAAAACGCCGGCTTGTGGCCGGCAACCTGAGTCCGGAGATCCCGGACAACTACCTCAACCGGCGGCTCCCGACAGCAATCCGTATCGCGCCATGCGGACCTTGATGAAGCGACCGTGAACACCGAAGCGCTTCCCAATGGCCTTCTGCAAATTCTCGAGGTGGAAATCGCCAAAAGGCCCGTCCGATTTGACCGTGAAAGTTGTTGGCGCTTCCTCCTCCAGCAAGCCCGGGCGTGCCACCAGCGTCACGTCATATTTCGGAGCCATCTCGATGACAGCTTCGATCAACCGTCGGCGGGGCACCAGCAGTGACCCCATGAATTCGTTGGCGCGAAATTCCGCGATCCGCTTTTCCTTCTCCCGTTCTGCTTCGACGATCCTGGCAAGCAGCCCTTCATCTTGAGCAGGCGACACGCCTAGGGACGTCAGGTGTCCGATATCGTGCGTCGTGGTGCGATAGGCCTTTCGCTGCTGTTGATCTGGCAGATCGAAAAGCCCAGGTGAAACCTTCGAATCCGCGATCCAGCCTGGTGCATCGAACACGGCGTGGCCGAGCTCATGGCCGAAGGTACTCAACACCAGTTCCTCCGTCATCCCTTCGCCGACTGGCGATACCAGCAGCGACACCGCATCTTCGCCCGCTCCCGGATCGAACTCGCACAGGCCGCACACCTGTTCCCCTGTTTCATGGTCGGTGACCGGATGATCGAGACTGACCCACAGGTCGAAACTCAGTCCATTGACGTTGAGGCTGGAAATCTCGCGCAGGGTTGAGAGTGGCAATCGGTCTGCATCCTCTGCAACCAGTTGGGCGCGCACCGCGCTCGCGGTCTCCTCGATTGCGGGATTCTTGAGGAAGAGCGGCCGGAAATGGCCGGAGTGGCGGTAAGCAACCGAGAGCGACGTCATGCTCAACCCTTGGTCTTCGGGCGTTTCCGATAGGCCAGGACAACATCGCCGAGATTCTTTTGCAGTTCCGGCGGCAGACGATTCGCCTGTACAAAAACCTCGTCCATGTCCAAACCGAGCTGCTGGGCCGCCTTGGTGATCAGGTCATCCTTGGGCGGCTTTTCCATATTGCGTTCGATCCGCGACCAGTACGCTGGCGAGATATCGATGCGCCGGGCGAAGTCGTTCAGCGGGATTCCGGCTTCCTCCCGCTTTTGTCTGATGAAGTCTCCGAATGCCATGGACGGTTTGCGATGGGTAATTGGTCACCGTCAAGAATATCGAACTCGATCACTATCGTCAACTATTTCATCAACGCGCAATTACTCTCAAGATTGGCTGGTATCGCTATCCCCTGGGAATCCTGTCCGGAAAATTGATGGCCGATTACTCGCCATTACCCTACGTTGCCATCTAGTCGAGAAGATAGGACATATTATCCATGACGGTTGCAATTCCTCGGAGCCGTCATGAAGAACCTCGAACTTGCATCACCCTCGGAGATGTCCGCCAGTGCCCGTGCTGGCGAAATCACCACCATCCTTGCGGTGGCCATCGTCCGCACGCTCGCCGGCAAGGATCCAAAACAGAGAGAAGTCGGACTTGGCTTCCTGCCCGACCAGCGCGTTCATACAACCCCCTATCAACAGGAGAAGTTGTGATGAACGCCACGCTGACGAAGCAACAAACGGTAGCCCGGCAAATTGCCGACCTGAGCCAAATGTCCATGGCCGAACTTTGGCCGGTATGGGATCGATACTTTCCCCGTCGCCCGGATTATCCGAATCGCACCCACGTCGAGTCGCGCATTGCCTACAAGCTACAGGAAGAAGCCTTCGGCGGCCTCGCCCCCGAGACGAAGCAGCGGCTGGAAGCCATCGGCGCAAAGCACTCCAAGATCAAGCTGCGCGCCAAGCCACGTGAATTCAATTTCGCGCCGGGCACGGTGATTCTGCGCGAATGGGGCGAGCGCGAGCACCGGGTTACGGTCAATGCCGAGGGTCGTTTCGAGTACGAGGGCCACACCTTCAAGAGCTTGACGGCGGTGGCCCGGCACATCACCGGCCAGCACTGGAGCGGGCCGCTGTTCTTCGGCTTCGGCAAGGGAGGTGCGCGATGAACGAAATCGCCAGCACCAAGACTCGCAAGCGCTGTGCCGTCTATTGCCGGGTATCCACGGACGAACGTCTCGATCAGGAATTCAACTCCATCGACGCACAGAAGGAGGCGGGCCACGCATACATCGCCAGCCAGCGAACCGAGGGCTGGATTTCGGTCGCGGACGACTACGACGACCCCGGATTCTCCGGCGGCAACACCGACCGCCCGGCCCTCAAGCGATTGCTGGCCGACATCGAGCGAGGCCAGATCGACATCGTGGTGGTCTACAAGATCGACCGCCTGACGCGCAGCCTTGCCGACTTCTCCAAGATGGTTGAGGTGTTCGAACGCAACGAGGTGTCCTTCGTATCGGTCACCCAGCAATTCAACACCACCACCCCGATGGGGCGGCTGATGCTGAACGTCCTTCTGTCCTTTGCCCAGTTCGAGCGCGAGGTCACCGGCGAGCGTATCCGCGACAAGATCGCGGCTGCCAAGCGCAAGGGAATGTGGATGGGTGGAGTGCCATCCATCGGCTACGACGTCGTGAACCGGCAACTGGTCATCAACGAAGCCGAGGCGGCAGTGGTGCGCCGCATCTTCGAAGAGATGCTGACCATCGGCTCGCCGACCCAGATCGCCGCCAACTTGACCGCCGAAGGCATCACCACCAAGTCCTGGACGACACAGGATGGCCAGACCCGTAGCGGCACCCGCATCGACAAGAAGTACCTGCACAAGCTGCTGCGCAACCGCATCTATCTCGGCGAGCTATCGCACAAGGGAAACTGGTACCCCGGCGCGCATCCGCCGATCATCGACCGGGAACTGTGGGATAAGGTTCACGCGGTGCTGGCTAAGGGCGGCCATGCCCGGTCGGTGGAAACCAAGATCCGGTCACGTACTGACGCCTTGCTGCGTGGCCTGCTCTACGCCCCATCGGGCGAGCGGATGTACCCGACCTACTCGAACAAGAAGGGACACAAGTATCACTATTACGTGTCCAAGTCCGAAAGCCGCTTCGGAGCGCCAGGCAAGAGCTACGAGCGCCTGCCCGCGCCGGAGATCGAGGCAGCGGTGGTCGCCCAAATCCGCACGGTGCTGACCAGCCCGGAATCCATTGCCTCGGTGGTTCGCCACATTCAGCGCAACGGCGGACGGGTCGACGAGGCCACCACGGTAATGGCAATGGGACGGCTCAACGACGTGTGGGATCAGTTGTTCCCAGTCGAACGCCACCGCATCACCAACCTGATGATCGAACGGATTGACCTCGTCCACGTCGGTGAGGTGCAGGGTATCAAGGTGAAGTGGCGGGAGTTGGGCTGGGACAAGCTGATCGGCGAATTTGCTCCGAGGGAGATCGGCGCCGAACTGATGGAGGTCGAGGCCTGATGAACAGCTCGCTGGAAACTTTCGTGCCCCTCCAGTTCAAGCGGAAGAAGGGAAAGCTCCTGGTCGACGGGAGGGAGGGTGTCCACGACGTCCGCATCATCGAGGCCGTGGCCCGGGCGATGCACTGGCACGCCCTGCTCGACACCGGGGCGTTCAAGAGCGTGGACGAGATCGCCCGGGCCGAAGGCTTGATGCCAACCACGGTGGGCCGGCTGCTGCGACTGGCGCGGTTGGCCCCCGACATCATCGAGCAGTTGATGCAGGGATGCCAGCCCCGAAGGCTGACCCTGCTGTGGCTGATGCGAAACGACATCCCGGCCCTCTGGCCTGAACAGCGCCAGATGCTTGAACGATTCCGGTAGGAGGCGAAATGACCAGCAAGAAACACTATGGCAAGCAGACAGGTCGCCCGATTACCCATGAACTTCCAACCCCCGCCGGCGGTGTGCGACTGGAGACCTTCGTCCCCTGGACACTGGTGAGGAGAGGGTTGAAAAAGAGGGTCATCACGCCATTGGACGCGCCGCAGGAATTCTTGGCAGAGGCCAAGCAGGAGCGTGCGGCTCAGGCGGCGGCGCAGGACAGCGCGCTGATGCGGGCACTCGGACTGGCACACCATTGGCAGCGGCTGCTGGATGAGGAGCGAGCCGCGTCGGTGGCAGAGATTGCCACAGCCGAGGGCATGGACGTAACGCAGGTGCGCCGGGTCATGCGGCTGACCCTGTTAGCCCCGGAGGTCATCGAACGGCTGGTGGGTGCGCCCGACATTTTGCTGGAGCAGGTAATGCGCCGCCCCTGGCCCAACGGCTGGGGCGAGCAGATGCAAGCCATGGTGCTCGCGGCTGAAGAATGA